GTTTATTGTTTCTTCTGAATAATTTAATCTATGAAAACTTGAAACCTTTTGTCCTTTTAATCCAAGTTGCGATAAAGTATATCCAAACGCTTGAGCTATTTTACGAGCTAATGATGGGTCTATAACCTGTCGGCTATATTCATTCATTAACTCCATTGCTTTAGCTTTAGTCATATATTTTTTGTTATTCCCTTTGAGTTGTTAATGGACTTTAATTTTTTATCGCTAACTTAATTATACCCCTTTTTTAAAAAAAAATCAAGGGGGTTGACCTTGATTTTTAAGTCTTTACTTTTTCTTTAATCTTAGCGAAATTCTAGCTTATCCAAAAAAGTTATCCACCGTTTCAAAATTCCAAATAAAATATTTTATTTTTTTATTTTAGAATTTTTAAACTCCGAAATAATGTTAACCCGAAGTCTTTGAGCCTCAATCTTTATGGCCTGTAATAGCTTACGGGCGTTTACTACAGCCTTGTGTTCTTTGACTTCTCCTAATTCCACTAGAGAATTAAGTTGCTCTGTTAGTTTTTCAAACATACTTTTGTGTTCCTAGGGTGGTTCCCATCGGAATATATTAAATTAATTACATTTTTCACAATTGTTACAAGGATTAAAATCTGTTAAATTGGCCTTTTCGTAGTTAAATTTATAAACAACATTTCCTTCCGAATCCAACCTATCAGGAATCATAATTCCTTGAAAGTAATGATAAGGTGAGTTAAGGTCTTTTGTGTCATTCCAGGCGTTGAGCATATACTGATACATGCTCATCTTACATTTTTTATTTCTCTTATAAGTTGTTCCTGTGTTAAACCCTGGGGCTGAATCAACTTCTATATCTTTTAACCAAACATCATTTTTAGACACATCACTCCAACTTACTTCCCCATTTTTTTTGGCCAATTGTAAAGCATAGGTAAACTGACATTTAGAAAACTTAAATCTGTCATCGGGCGGTAATCCGCAACAAGAACCGGAAACTCCCTTTTCTTTATGGTGTGCATCACTTACGTGAAAGTTCATATTCCACTTTTTACAAAGAGCTTCCATTTTCTTGATATATGGTTCTTTTATTTTATAATTTAATCTTAAATAACCCATTGTGCTAGAAATGTTTTTATAAAATTGAATTATATCAAATCCAACTACATTGCTAATAGTTTTAAATTTATCTCCCGCTACACCTTTCCCTGTGCTACGAGTTTCTAGACAAAAAAATTCTGTGGATAATGCTTTAATTCCTCTACGGCCAGCTTCATTTATTAAGTCTTCGTATGTTAAATCAGACAACCCAATAATAAAAGGTCTTAACCGTAAAATTGTCCATATTCCCATCTTAGATAATGTTTCTAAAACTTCTAAACGTCTTTGAGGGCTAGGAGTTCCTGCTTCCATTATTTTGGCTTTCTCTTCATCTAAGGTTATTATAGAAGCTTTATAAGACCAATAATCTCCCATTCCTTCAAATAAAGCTAAATACTTAGGGTCTCTTAATAGTAAGTCGCTTTTTGAACTAAAGCATATGGGATATTTTATTTCTTTTAGAAATTTTAATATCTCATAACCTAATCCTTCCTTCTCTTCGATAGTGCATAAAGGGTCTGAAAGACCACCCCATTGAAGGGTTATTCTATTTTTTATTAGATTTCTAAATTGATTCTTAGGGTTATCTAAATCTGTAAAGATGCTTTTAAATTTTGCTAGATTAACTTTTTTATATTTTTTAGCTAAATAGTTATCTTTAGTTTTTCCGCAACTGCGTTGAAAGGTTGAAAAACAATAAAGACAGTTAAATCCACAATTGCTATATTGGTCAAAAGTCATTGGCATAGAGCAATCCAAGAATTCTCCAGTAATTCTAGGCGAAGTATAATATCCCATACTTTCCGTGGAACTTCCGATTGGTTTTATTTGTATGTGTGAACCATCAGGCCAATCTTTCTTTGTCGCATACATAATCTGGTCTGGATAATTTTCTACCAAGTATTTACATTCCTCAATTCTTTGAGGCATACGTTGTTCTTTTGAACCAAAAGAGCCAGCGGTATATCTCTTACAATCTGGTATTATCCATTGATTAATCAAAAGACCATGTGCTTTTATATTTATAGCACTCCAACAAACGTCATCAACCATTTGGACATTTTCATCAAACCTAAGTTCACACTTTTTAATTAACCAAGCACGGCCATCTGCTAAAGCATTATATTTCCATTTGTTTTTTAAGAATAGAGGATTAGTGAACCCAGCAAATCCTACAAGTTTAATATTTTTTTCGTCAGCTTTTTTTATGCTTTCTTCGCATCTTTCTAAAAACTTTTTAGCAGATACCTTTTTTGTAAATGCCTTGCCCCACTGTTTCATTGTGTCAGTGGTAATTGGTAATTTATCTCTAGTGTCTGTATCATAGTCCTGATATTCTAAAAAGTTTTTAAGGTCATCAACCATAAATAAAGCCCACTCCCCTTCTTTCATTTGGTCTAGGGCATAATTACGATTATTAGTTAGCCCTTTGGGTTTGCCCGTAGCTATTATTTTATTTGGGTTAACTTTTCCACCTTCAATAAATTTTTGTTTCGCTTCCTCGCTATGACATAATATAATATGGTCTATTCCTTCTTTTTCGAAAAATTCTGGAGTAGAGAGAGAATCATATCTGTCATAAGTGAAAATAAAAACTTTCATATTATTTTTGTTTAAAAAATTTACGTTCGTTCCATTCTGATATTTTACCTGGATTCCAACTACTAATAGGAGTCATCCAACCGACTACTCGACTATACACTACACAAGGAGTTCTTTTGCTATTTAAGACAATATTGCTCATAAAGTTTTTTAAATTCTTCTAATAGTTCCTTTTTCTTTAATTGCCAAGCAACTTCATTGCCACCCAATTCTCTAGAATCAATAATTTTTTCATCAGTACTTTTAATTTCTTTTAAAAGTTTTTCCAACTTTTCTACTGAAGTGGGCAATTTAGTGTTCAAAACCTTTTCACAAAATTCTTTTAGTTTGGCGGTGTTATGATTGTCCTTTAATTTGGTATCAAAAATTTCGTGTAATTGTTGAAACAATACTTCATCGTCAACCCAAAATAATAGAGGAAATCTTTGTTTACTAATTTTGCCTTTAATGTTTATATCTGGTAATTTTTCCATTTCTTTATTATATCTAACCATAGACGAAATCATATTAATTGTTTCATCGTTGATGCCTAGTTTTTTTAATTTACGTTCGACGTCTTTGCTTTGTAAATCTCTTTCGTCTAATGCCAAATCATCGATAAACTCATTAATACTTTCTGAATCCGTCATTTCAATATTATAATTTTGAAATAAATTTGGTTGTTCTAAAAATGGCTCTAAGACTTTATGTAATTGGTCACGTGTATATTTACCTATTTGCTCATTATCGCTAAGAGCATATTTTATTTTGTCTACGTCCGATTCAGCATTAACAACACTAACCCAAACATATTCATATTTGGAACTATTTTTTTCTTGATACTTCTTTCTAAGTTTTGTTAAAACTTTATATCTTTGATTGCCGCCCAAAATTACTGCGTTATCTTTTTCCAAGTAGATAATTAATGGCTTATAAATACCTAACTCCTCTACTTGTTTTTCTAGTCGGCTAAGGTCTTTATCAAAAACTATTTTAGGATTTTTTTCCCAAAGGCGTAGCCATTCCAACTTAGCTAATGTTTTATTATCTGAATATTTAATTTCTCCATTTTGCTCTGCTATTTCTAACAAGAGGTTTTTTTGATTAATTTTTTCCATATATTTTATTTAAAATTTAATTCTTCTACTTTAAAATTATTAATTTCTTCATAATTTGATATTGGGACTTCATTATATTCTTTGGCTTTAAATTGTGATATTTCTTGTCTAACTTTTTCCTCCCTAAGTTCTATCCATAAAGAGTAATTTCTAGGACAATAGATAATTTTTGCTTTTGTCTTAATTCGTCTATCGTTATTTATTTCTTCTATTTTATTTTTTATTAATTCAATATCTCCATCGTAATCCTGATAATTATCCCCCGCTTCAAGTAAAGGATAGTTGCTCAATATTCCATTGGCATTTATGGCTTCAATGTGTAATAGTAATTTATATTCCCATTTATATAAAAGGGTATTATTCCATTCTATAAAATTTTTATAGTCAGGGTATTTGCTTTGAAATTCTGGTATTAGTTTTTTAATTTCCCAAATTTCCCATCTTTTCATATAAAATTTTGTTATTTATTTAAAATTGATTTAATCACATCTTCTTCTTTTTGTCCTATATTTTTTATTTTAGTTAAATCCTCATCGATATATTTAGCTACGCTTTCTATTGTCCATTTAAAGTCAGCGTTGTCCATTAGGTATTTCATTGTGTTAGCTATTTTATCAAATGGATATGGTTTAAGATTTTGGGCGGCCTTTAAGTTTCTTCTGATAAATGAGGATTGCTCTTCTTTGTTTGAAAAAGTAATTCCTTTAGCCCGAACAAACAATCCGATTATTTGTATATGTTTTTGAGTGTCATTTAAAAGATTAGGTATAACTTGGATTTCCTTTGCAATATTTTCTTTTATTTTATTTTCTTTTATTTTATTTATAGCATAGCATTCGCTTTGCGTTCGCTTTGCGTTCGTATCTTTATTTTTTATTTTATCCCAGCGAAAAATAGCACTTTGTCTGGCCTTCTCACTTTTGCCTTTTAGGGCTATTAATCTTGCTAAACAGGATTTACTATGTATCTTTTTTGATGCTACAACAAAAAGTTTATAATTATTTACTACGTCTTTTATGCGTTCGCTTTGCGTTCGCAGGTCATAAGAAATACAGTCATAATCCTCATCTAAAAATCCCCCTGCTTCATAAAGTTTTTCTATTAAAGCCCAATACAAACCATACCCTTCCCAACCCTCTTTTTGGATTAGTTTTAAAATTTTTTCGTCATTTCTTGCGTTGTAATCATGGCTGAAGTAGTAGGATTTCATAGTTTTTTACAAACAAAAAAGCACACATCAGTTCGTTGCCAACGCCTCTAATCAGGGCGTTCACGGATTGATTACCGTGCGAACTGGTGTATGCTTTCTTATTTGTGATTAGATATTTTGGCATAATTTATTATTTATAGAGTTATTATACTCCTAATTATTAAAATTGTCAAGACCTTGTTGGGTTAGGTTATCCACTTTTTGTCCACTCTTCTGTGGATAACTTTATTAAATTTGTCAGTTAAAGACTTGACATTATTATAAATAAGGAGTATACTTAGTTTGTAGGGTTAGGATAATCGTTTTCTGCGTATCTCCTAAACGGTCAATTTCTGGGTGACGACAAGAAACCACAAAAAGGATTGCGACCACTAGGAATACTTGGAAAATGGCGATTCTATAACTATCTTGTTTTCTACTACTCTAGAAAGTAGCAAATAAGTCGGTTAAAATGATTTATCAAATCACAACCGGAAACGCCAAAAAGCTACCCCGATTCGTTCGGGAAATTTGGCGTACCCAGACCTAAAGGTCTTTTTTTGTATCTTGTCATTTCTCTTTTTATTACTGGGTTTGTAAAGTTGAAGTTAAATTACTTATATGTGTAGTGGGCACAGTTAAGTAATCACAACTAAAACCTGGAATAGTAAAGGCTTATCGCTTGTCTTATAGGTTAATTCATCTACGAATTTCTAAGAAGACATAAAAAGCGATATGATAAGATATAAATTAAAGTTCTTAAACAATCAGTCAAGTTATGTCGAGTCAAGTAAAGTTATGTCAAGTTCAGCGGGTTTACGCTATGGGAATAGCAAGGAGAAACAAGTAGCGATGGTTACTAAAGGAGAAGATTACTTTGCCATTCTACAATATGATGATATTCAGTGTATTGAAGGAAGATTGTTAACGTTTGTAGAGGCGATGAATACAGATAAAGAGCAAAGAGAAGCTCAGAAATCAGTTGTAAGAACAATGGTATGGGAGTGGTCTAGAAATTTATTTCTTAGAAATTGGAATCAGGACTATCCAGTTGCAGATTCTCATTCTCAATCGAATGGAAAAACAAAAAAAAGTAGAGTTAACATTATAAATTAATTAAAAACAAGATATTAAGTTGGCTGATTGTTTAAGGATTTTAATATGAAACCAATTAAAACTCCTAGAGATTATGAGGAAGAATACCTAGAAGAGCAAGAAACAGAAGAGGAAGAAGATAACTAATTTTTAAAAATATGAACTTAGAGCAGTTAAAGGCTAAGGCTTATGACACCATAGCCCAGATGCAATACCTAGAAGTTGAGCTAAAGAAAATTACTGAGCAGATAATGGAGTTGGATAAGATTAGAATGGCTCCTGTTGAGAAACCCGTTAGAGAAGAGATACCTAAAGAGGTGGTGGATAATGTCAAATAAATATGCCAGAAGAAGGTCAAGAAAACTTAAAAACAGAAGCTGAAAAGTCTTTAGAAAGTATAGAAGGTGCGGTTATTTCGGTTGAGGACAGTATTTCTGCTGATGTTAGAGAAAATAATAATATAGTTGAATCCGTAGATAAAATTGTTAACAGAAGGAACAGAGGTAGACCTAAAGGTTCAAAGGACAAGAAGACTATCGAGCTTAAACTAGCTAAGAAGAGATTAGTCCAGAGGGTGTTAAGGAATCAGAACAAGTTGCTTAACTCCCAATTCATATTAGCTAAAGGTTGTTCTTATTTATACGTTATTCATACTGACACAGACGAGAAAGGCCATAGGATAAAACAGAAGCCTAGGTTAGTTGAGAATCAGGGAACAATTGAAGCTTACTTAGCTGGAGAGTTAGAGGATGAAGAGAATGACTACTATTACATAACCACCGACAAGCCAGACAATAAAGCTTTAGACAGTTTATTAGATAGAACCTTTGGTCGGGCTACACAGGCATTTGCCAATGACCCAGAGAATCCAATAGTGCCTGTTATTATTAATCGTTATGACGGAAACGGTGGAATCGAAACAAATAAACCTGACGAGATTTCAAGACCAAGCGATATTCAGCCCGTGTAGGTTTGTTGCTATCATATCTGGTATTCAGGGTGGAAAGACTTTTGCGGGGGCGTTATGGTCGAGGATACAGTTTGATACTTATCCTGATGATGATGGATTAATTTGCGCACCTACTTATAAGATTTTGTCTCAGTCTACATTACCAAAGTTCTTTGAATTAAATCCCGACTTAAGGAAATTCTATAAGGAGTCTAAGGGAACGATAGAAGTTCCAGGCCGTAAAGGAATTATATACATACGTTCCACAGAGAATCCAAATGTAATTGAAGGTATGACCCTTCGTTGGATATGGGGAGATGAAGCTGGGCAGATGAAGCTTCAAGCGTGGATTAATATCCAAGGGCGTGTTAGTATTTTAAAAGGCAGGGTATTTTTTTCCACTACTCCTTATACGCTTAATTGGTTAAGAAGAGATTTTTATGAGAATTGGAAAAAGGGAAATACCGATTATGAGGTGGTTCAGTTTCGTTCAGTAGATAATCCTTACTTTCCCCAAGAGGAGTTTGATAGAGTTCAGAGCACGATGGACAGGAGAACTTTTGAAAGACGTTATTGCGGGTTATTTACGAAGATGGAAGGATTGGTTTATGAGGATTTTAACTTTAACACTCATACCATTACCGTTTTGCCAGAGAAATTTGATATTGTAATCTCTGGAGTTGATTGGGGGTTTGCCGCTCCAGCGGCCAATATAATCATAGGAATTAAGGATAATGTTTTTTACATAATAGATGAGTTTTACAAAGAAGGAAAAACCACCGATGAATTGGCGTTGGTGGCGAAAGGGTTTCTAGATAAGTATTTGGTTAATAAGTTTTATTGCGATTCAGCTGAGCCTGATAGAATAGCGGCATTTAAAAAGGCAGGGTTACCAGCGGTGGGGTCTGATAAGGATATAACCTACGGGATTAGTAAGGTTCAAGAGATAATTAGAAGTAATAGATTTTTCATTTACGTACCAAATTGCCCTAACACCTTAGAAGAAATAGAAGCTTATCATTTTCCAGAAGTTAAAGACGATAAGGAAGCCAGTGAGAAACCTATTAAGATGGATGACCATGCTATGGATGCCATAAGGTATGCGATAGCTTCGTTCTTAGACCAAAATAAGATAATATTTCACAAGTTAGAGGAGAATCCTAATTTTATAATTAATCGTTTTTCCTTACCACCTGTTATTACTAGTGAAGTTAAGGAATTGACTTCAGAAGAAAAAGAACAACAAACTAGAGAATTAGACAGAAAGATTATTGAAGAAGAAGAGCGTAAAAGATTTTATGGAGATCAATAAACATATATGGGAAATTACAAAAAATGTGATTGCTGTGGAAAGTTAGTTAATGAAGAAGAATTGGAAGAGGTTACTATTACGATTAAGAAGTGTAAAGATTGCGACATTTCTGACGCTCCGATTCTTAATAACGGCGGGTTTACCGAGAAGCCGTTAGAAGAAAGGCCGGCAATTAAGAGTATGAATTCTTATAAGAACATGCCACCTATTTTAAATGGAGTTTCGATGACTCCGCCTTCTGAATAATATGGAATTATTAACTCCATTTGAAGGTAAGGACAGAAAGACCACCGTAGCGTTGGCTTGTTTGTTTGCCACTAAAGTAGCTGATGATTATCTAAAACAGAATAAGAAGCAGAGCATTAAATTATATCTAGAATATTTGGACAAAGTTTGCTTAGAGAGTTTAGAGGGTATTGTTAAAAATTTTAATAAAGGCAAGAAGTATAAGTGGAACTTCATATTTGGCAAGAACGATGTTTATGAAACAGAAGGCGAGCGTGCCGAGATTGTCAAGATAAACAAGATGGAAAAGGTTGCGACTATTAATAAGTTTATTAAATCTTCGGTGAGAATATTCTGGAACGAGCAAAAAAAAGAAACAGATGATTTGGTTGAGTATTTGAAATGGTTAACTAAAAATATTAAGAAACTTTAATTAAAAATCTATGGACGAAGTTTTATCGGGCAACAGCCCCGTGGTAGGTAAAACCGAAGAGAAGCTTTTAATCTTTGCGGAAGCGATAAAGGCAATCTTATTGGGAAGTTTAGTGAGTAAAGTAGAATGGAAAGATAGAGAAATATATGGAGTTTTAAAAGATTCTCATTTAAAGCTTCATAAATCTGACGGGAAATTTTATGACTGGATAATTTCCGAAGGAGATTTAATAGGGTTAGATTATTTCATTTTATAATTATATGAGCAAATTTAAACAAGGGGAGATGGTTTATCACAGGTTTTTAAATTATACTCCAATATTAATTATTGATTGCTTAGGAGATAATAGATATTTAGGTCGGTTATACACTATGGAAGAATATGATTTTCACGAATTTGAATTGATGGGTGGGGTGGAAATGAAGAAGATTAGAGACAAGCAAGAAAAGACAAAGAAAGAAAAAGGAAAAAGTAATAATAAATAATATGAAGGATATTCTTTGCTTAGAATGTAGTGTAAAATTGGGCGAACAGGATGATATGGGAATTGTTCCTAGCATAGGGACTAGCGTGGAGATTACTAATAATGTTTTATACTTTAAATGTCCGCATTGCGGAGTTCATCGTGAGGTTACAAAGGAAGCTTCGAAGTTTCATTTGTATGTTCCTGGTTTTAAAAGAGTATATTAATTATGAGCAAAGAAAATTTAAAACAAATCTATCTAACAGAAGAGGAAGCCAGTTTAATTGAAATTATTAGGAAGGTTCTGTGGGGTTCGGTCGAAGTGATTATTAAAAGAGGAAATATAAAAGTAATAAAAAAAATAGTTCAGGTGTTTGATTTTGAAAGAGACAGAAATAATAAAAGTCAAGGTGGTGTTTAATCTATGGCTATATTCAGTAAATTTCTTAATAATTTCGTAGACAAAGTATCCGCTAAGGTTACTACTGAGGTTAACAAGAAATTGGAGACAGACAAAAATGATATTGCAAAATCAAGAGAAATACAAGGTTTATCGCTTGACCCGAATAAACTTTTTTACCGTACTACTGAGAAAGGTTTACGTAAGCCTACTTCGATTACTTTTGAGACTTTGCGTAGAATGGCTAAAGCTGTTCATATTGCCAGAGTTTGTATTAATACTTTAAAGCATAGAGTCTCCCAAACTAAGTGGGATATTATTCCAATAGATGAGGACACAAAGCCAGACAGACATCACATTAACATTTTAAAAAACTTTTTTAACAATCCAAATAGGCAGGAAACTTTTAGAACCTTTTTAGATGGATTTCTCGAAGACCTCTTAGTCTTAGATGCGGGTGTTTTTGAAAAAATAGAGAATAACGCTGGACTACCTGCTGAGATTTGGTATGTAGATGGAGCTACGGTTAAGCCTAACTTTGACTTAAAGGGTATATTTCAGAATCCTGCTTATTATCAATATATATCTTCTAATAGCACGGAGCCTGATGCTGAGTGGGAAAGGAAAGACTTGGTTTATGTAATGCAAAATCCTCAAAGAGATTCCAAGAATTACGGTTATGGATTGGCACCTCTTGAGGGAGTGATAATGGTTGCCACCAATATGCTGAATGCAGACAACTATATGGGGCAATTCTTTGATATTGGAACGCTTCCCCCTAAGTTGATTAATCTGGGTAAGGATGTTTCGAATAGTGAAGTAGAATTATTTAGAGCGTATTGGAAAGCCGAGATAGAAGGAAGACCTTGGAAAACTGCCATTTACGGTGGCGGGGAATTGACCACCGTAGATATGAGTAGCGGTATGCCTGTTGATATGCAGTTTCAGCAATATCAGATTTGGTTAATGAAGATTATTTGTGCCGCATTTGAAGTTAGTCCGCAAGATATTGGGTTTACCGCTGAATTAAAAATGGGTGGTTTAGGGGGCGGAAGCGTAGCTAATGTTCAAAAAGATATTTCAGATTCTAAAGGTTATCGTTCTCTTTTACAATTGACTAGAGAAGTATTTAATAGAGATATAGTAAAGAATTGGTTTGGATTTGATGATGTTAAATTTGATTGGATTGGTATTGATGCCTTACAGCCAAAAGAAGCGGCTGAAATATTTGATATTGAAGTAAAGAATGGGGCTGTTTCGATAAATGAATATCGAATTCAGAAAGGTTTAAAACCGATTGTCGGTGGTGTTAAACCGCAGATTGTAACTCCCAGTGGGATATTTGAAGTAGATGCTACGCCCTTAGAAGATGTTAGTAATAAAGAAATAGATGAAGAAAAAGAGGAAGAGGTGGGCAAGAAGTATGTAGAGAAGAAAGTGTACGCTGGGGATTTTATTTGTTGGATGGATGACCGTGGATTTGGTCAGCCTTTTATTTGGACGGATAAGTTTGGTAAATTAGGTTACGTTATAAAACCACCCGTGGCGGTTAATATAAACGGTATTGACATTGAAGAAAAGTGGACACATATAATGGCGGAAAATGGATTGAATGTTAACCCCGTTGATATAGTTGCCGCTGTAGATATAGACCAATACTTACCTACCGCTGAATTGAGAAAAGAGTTTAGGAAATATCAGAATATGACTCCTGAATATTATTCTAAAAAGTGGGAAATGAGATTTGGAAATTCTCGTAAATATGAAAAATACACAGTAGTTAAATATATTGACGGAAGATGTTTTACTGACCAGACTCTTGTAGATGATATGAAGCGAGTGCCTGGTGAATATGAAAAGGCTGTTAAAGATTTGGCTACGCTTTATAAGTTTGAAAAAGAAAATGGAATGGGCGACCGAAGAGCTAACCAATATATCATTACGCCTGATAAGAGAGGTTGGGGGTTAGATTATCAGTTTGTCGGCAGTGACAAGGCCTGGGAAAAGTATAAGTATTCTATACCCAAGAACCTTGAGGCTATTCCTAGGCTTAAGCAGATATTTGAGCAGGAAACAGGATTATCCGTTGAGGGTTTAAAAAAGAATGTCGACAGTGAAATACGGAAAGAAAGATTTGATATTAATCAGGCCAAAGAGATAATAGAACAGTTAGACCCAGATTGGAGAATAAAATATAGTATAGATGAATTTGTGTTAGGGTTGAATGAAGAATTAGAACATCGAGATATTACTGACGGAGACCCAATTTTAACTGGCAAGATAGCTCTTTCGCATTTAAAAGAGAAACCTGACTATTATACTCGTTTAAATGAAATGATGAATAAATCAGTTAAAAAAAAAGTTCAAAAATCACGAGAGGAAAGAAGTAAAGAAGAGCAGTTAAATTTCTGGCACAAAAAGGTAGGTGTAGTCGAGGACAAAATGGTTACGCATTTAATGAATCAGTCTAAAGCCCTAAAGGGAAATATGGCTAGAGTAGTTAGAGATGAATTGGTGGCTCGTAAAGCAATTCCTTCCGACCAATTACTTCAAGATGCGGCTAGCGAAGTTCCTGAAACCGACATAGGGTTGAAGTATAGTAAATCTATGAATCGGTTCTATAAGACTTCGTTTGAATTAGGAATAGATAATTTTCTGAAGAAAGCCGAAGATAAGCTGAAAGATAAAGGAGTTACCAGAGAAATGATGTGGGATATAATTGGTAAGGCTGGTAATAAAAAGACATCTAAAGCGATTGAGAGAAGTGGTATATATGATAAATTGAAAGTGCGGGGAACGAATATGATTACTACTGTTCTCGGAAACAAGCAAACAAAGTTAGTAGACTTTATAAGGGATAAGGCTGACCAGGGTAAGAATTTAAACGAAATATCTGATGAGGCGATGGATAAGTTCTCTTTGCCACTAGAAGAGTTTGAGGTGAAGCGAATAGCCTCGACTGAGACGGCTTGGGCGGCTAACCAGGGAAGTTTAGAAGCTGGAAGAGAGTTAGGGATAGATAAGTTCGAAGTTCTCTTAGACCCTGATGCCTGCGAGATATGCCAAGGTGCTTATGGCGATGGAGAAGTAATGTCCGAAAAGGACTTGGCGGGGGTAGGGGAACCGCCCTTGCATCCCAATTGTCAATGCGTTATTGAGCCGTTTATAGATGAAGATAATTTAGACGATATAGCCGAGAACATTGCTTCTCAATACGAAGATTTATAATTTCAAGGTGGAGAAAAAATATGGACAATGAATTTAAAAAGTTTTGGAAAGAAAATTACTCATTGGAAAGTATCCAAAAGGGTAATAAAGGAATCAAGTTAGTTATTGGATTTCCCAAGGGAAGTGGTAATTCAGAGATTCAATCCGTGTTATTTGACAATGATAAATGGACAGCCTCAGAAGCTGGTAAATGGCTCAAAGACCACGATATGAAAAATCTCGGAGTAGATGAGACTGAAAACACTTTAAGGTTTAGACAGGAAGACCCTTCTAAATATTCTCGAATGAGAACCGTAGAGCCTGGAGTAGACAAGGCTGAATATGATACTTATGAGGGTGGGGAAGGCGGTAATGTTGATTCTAATTCCCAACCGCATAAACCCTTAAAAGCTAGTGAGAAAACTCCCAATACAGCGAAGTCTAAAGGGGTTAATTTGGAAATGATGTTTAGAAAAACAGGTGGTGCACCATTTAAGATTCTAATTGAGAAAGCAATCGTAGCTAAAGGAATTGGCGAAGGGCTACCCGATAAATTAATTATTGAAGGATTAGCCACCACTGTTAATGTCGACCACGACCAAGAACGAATGGCTCCGGAAGCTGTTAAAGCGATGACGGATTGCATTAATGACAAAGGAGTTCCGTTGCTTTCCGAACACGACAAAGGTTGGGACAGTTATTTAGGTAAAGTGTTTAAAGCGGAAATGGACTCAAGACATCAGATGAAAATTTGGGCAGAGTTAGATAAAGATTATAGTAAGGCCGTTGATTTATATAAAGCTCTCAAGAAAGGCGTTCAGTTTGGGCTCTCGATAGCGGGAGTTGTAAAACGGGCGGCACTTGAAATGGTCGAAGGGCTTGGACGTAAGGTCAAAACATTTTATGATGTGGCGTTAAAAGAAGTAAGCGTCACTAATAGACCGAGCAATTTTGACACTTGGCTTATTGCTAAAGGCAATTATAAAGGAAAAAAAGGCGGTTTGTATGAAAAGTATGTAAGTTCAGAATTATATCAAGAATATTTATCAGCAAATCCGGCTTTTGATTGGCAGTGTGCCATTGCCAAATCAATTTCCGAAAAGACTTTAGAAGTTGACTTAAGCAAAAAATCAAAAAATGCTCAAAAGAACAATATGAATATCAAAGATTTAGAAAAGAAAGCTTTGGAGATTGCCGAAAAATCAATCAAAGAAGCTTTCAAAGAGATTGGCGAATCAGAAGATACTACCTCAGATGTTGGTGGAACTGATAATTCCACGGCTGAAGAAAAGGCAGTAGAAGCTGAGGAGACCGAAACTAAGGAATCCGAAACTGAAGAGACCACTGACGAAACTATTAATGAAACCAAGACTAAGGAAAAAGAAGTCAGTGAAGAAACCAGTGAGGAAACCAGTGAAACTAAAGAAACGGAAAGTTCTTCTAGTGCTGACACTTCTGATTATGGTCAAGATACTGAGACCAATTCAGAGACTAAGGCAAGTGCCAAAAAAGCAGTGCCAGCTAAGAAGGCGGTGGCCGCTAAAGAAGAGACAGAAGAATCTGATTCTTCTGAAACGGAAAGTTCTACTAAAAAGTCTAAGGAAGACTATAATATTGATGTAGCTGTTCAGAAATTTCGAAAGGCTCTAGAAACAGACCTTCAAAAATCTGGTAATAGAATCGTTGGGAATGTATCGGATGAGCTAATCAAGAGTTATTTGGAACAACCCCAGGAGAAAAAAGGTAGAGCTATTGTTGTCGAGAAGAATGGTGAAAAAGTTGATTCTGATGAAGAAGTCCAAAAAGATTTGAAGGATGAAAAGATGACTTTTCAAGATTACTTTAAAAAGAATCTTGCAAGTGTTAATAGATAGTTATAATTAAAATATTTTGTGCTATACTCAAGGTTTTGTTTAAAGGTCGTCAAAACTAGAGACCTATCCTAGTTGATAGATATTCTCGGTGTAGATAAGCAAAAATAACACGAAAAAATATGCCGAATGTAAATCAAGCATTAGACAATTTTAAGAAAGCGATTGATATGTCCTTTGCTGGTAATATACCTAATTCGTTATTAGCCAGACAAGACTTAGAGGCCGCTATCGTGAAATTGACTTATCGTGAAACCCCATTGAGAGATATCATCAAGCGTGTTAAGGGAGAAGGTCGTGCACATTTGTGGAATCAGCGAATTAAGCTAGGTGCTAATCCTGCTGAGTTGACCACTTCTCTTTTCTACGCCGATGGAAATGTTCCTACTTTCTCCGACCCAGTTTATGTTCAAAAGACTGCCGCCTATAAATATTTAGGTGTAGCCGCTAACATAACAGGTCCAATGATAGCAAGTGGACGTTCCTTCACTGATATTGAAGCTGAGGTTGCCGAAGCAAAACTTCGTCAATTAATTCAAGCTGAAGAATGGGCTATTTTCCATGGTGATTCTAGTGTGGCAGGAAATTTGCAATTTGACGGTTTAGATGTTCAATTGATTACTAATGTTATCGACAAAAACGGTGCTTCGTTGATTCTTGAAGATATCTGGAAAGCTGTAAAGCTTATCAGACTTCAAGGCGGTCAACCGACTCACATTTTCTGTTCGTATGGTGTTCAGAATCAGTTAAACTCTTTACTGTTAGGTGATTTGCGTTATATTGCTCAACAGGGCACAGTCGTTACGATGGGCTTGAATGCTAATAACATTCAAACTCCGGCGGGCGTCTTACCTTTGATTGGTGATTTCTTCATCAATCCGTCGAGTCCATATCCGTATAATCAGGCAGGTTCTTCTGGTGCTCAAGGTAATTCAGTTTCCAATGTGTATGTGTTAAACGTCCCCGAGCTGGAGATGGTTGACTTACTGCCGATTGGTCGAACTGAGTTAGCTAAAGTAGCCGATACCGTAAGATTTTATATTAACGAATATACTGTCTTAGCGGTTAAAGCTGAACCTTGGCAGGCCATCATTAAGAACGTCAATGACCCGAATTCCTAGTGCTTAGTCTTTTGACCTTCAGCCATTTTAGATGGCTGAGGCTAAAAGATTAAATATATGAAAATAACGGTGGTAATTCCAGTGATAAACCTCTGGAGTCAGTATACAGAAAACTGTATTAACAGTTTGGCAAAACAAAAATTACCTAAGGATTGTTATTTGGAGTTTATTGTTATAGATAACGGTTCTACAGATGAAACTTGTAGTAAGGTAGAAGGTTGCTCCGAAGCAGGATTTCCTATAAAGTTGATAAAAAATCAACGCAATATAGGCGTGGCCGCTTCTTGGAACTTAGGAATTAAAAAAGCACAAGGTTCTGATTACATATTTGTAGTTAATAATGACACGTTATTTGAAGAGAATTGTATTTCAGAATTAGTAAGTAAATTAATAAGTGAAGATTTAATTTTGGTCAGTCCTAGTGAAGACGGTCAAGATTCAACAGGCGGTAATTATTCGGCGTTCTTAATTGACAATAAATTTTTAGAAACAATGGGTGAATTTGATGAGAAGTTTTATCTGGCATATTTCGAGGATAATGATATGGAATATCGGATATTATTAGACGGTAAGAAGGATATGAAATGCGGAAAAGCTCATTTTAAACATTTTGGTTCTAAAACTCAAAATCAAAGAACTGGCGGAATAGTTCCGTCTCCTGTGTTTGAAAGAAATAGAAATTATTATATTGAAAAGTGGGGGGGATTGCCTGGACAAGAAAAATTTTTAACGCCATTTAATCTATGATAAGAATAAGAGATAATAAATATCCTTCCCGTTCGATATACGTTATTGACCATTATATTCAATTTGAAAATCACGAATCTTTTGTAAATCAGAAAGAAGCTGAAGAACTTTTAAAGAACAGGGATTTTGAATTATTAAAAGAGGAACCAGTTAAGAATAATGGTATTGAAGAAACAGTATTAAACGGTATTAGAGTGGATAAGAAAAAAAGATTATTATTGGGTTGTGTCGAGTTTAGTTCTTTAACAGGGATGCCGATGTATATTCTTTATCTGACTAAGGGTTTATTAGAATTGGGTTGGGATGTTGATATTGTGGCCAGCAGGATTGGTGGAATTCCGACTGATAAGGCCAGAGAATTGGGGGCTGGAGTTTTTACTTTTGAAGAAGAGGGATATCTTGATAATGAGTATGAATTTTTAATACTTTCTGAGCCGCAGAGTGAATGTCTCTACGAGAAATTTCCTAAAGTTTCAGCGATTAATTTAGTTCACAGTAAATATGACTGCGAAAAACCGCACGCATATCGACCGCAGATAAGACAATATCTAGCGTGTCGACAAGATGTAGTGGACTATTGGAAGTTTAGTTTCGAGGGTAAGTGGGAAGTTCTTAATAATCCGATTGATTTTGATAAGTTTAAAGACAAGAAGAAAATAAAAAATAAAAAGTATACTATTCTTTCTGCCAGCACGTTAGACCCCCTAAGAAAACCGATGCTTTTAGATTTGATTAAAAGAGCAGAAGATGAAAATGTTGAAGTAATAATTAAAGGTAAGGATTATCACGCTTTAGACGATGTGGTATTGCCAGATAATGTAAAAGTTCTTGACGAAAGCGAAGACATAGAAAAGGATATTGAGATGGCCGACGAAGTGGCAGGGATTTATATGGGAAGAATTACTCTAGAAGCAATGGCTATGGGTAAGAAGACATTAGTTTATGATGTAGATGGTTCTTGCGTTAAGGGAGTCGTGCCTGAAAATTTTAGAAAAGAATATGATTATAAGAATGTTGCTCAGAGATTAACTGATATTATTAATAGAAAATGGGCTGATATTATTATTCCCCATCATAATAAACACGATTTATTAAGCAACTGTTTAAAATGTATATCACTGAGAAATTATAATATTATAGTTGTAGCTGGAACGCATTTTAGCGATGCGATTAACAAAGGGGTTAGAATAGCAGAAACAGATAACTTGATATTTTTAAACGATGACACTGAATTTAGTCCTGATATCCTTTGGAAATTGTTAGACGACAAGAAAGATATTGTCGGTGTTCCTCAAAAGCGTGGAGATGATTCTCTATTGTGTTACGGAATGGGTTGGAGATTAGAGACCAGAGTTCCATTTGGGATAGTATTTGAGAAAGACCAAGTAATGTTTCCTTCCGGTGCGATGATTCGTATTAAAAAAGATTTGTTTTTAACACTTGGTGGATTAGACACTAGGTATATAAATGGAATGGAAGATGTTGATTTATTCGTTAAAGCTAAAGAACAGGGGTGTTCAATGGGTATAATTGATGACTTTATTAAACATCACGAAGGGCAATCTAATGGTAGATATAGATATGTTGAATATAATGAAAAGTTATTTAACAAAATGTATTCTCTTGATTATTTAACAAAATTATTCCCATGAAAAAAGTATATTTAGTAACAGGTTTGGCTTGTTCTGGAAAGACTACCATAGCGAAACAATTGGCAGATGAATTAAATTGCAAAATGGTTGGTCTAGATAGAATATATGAAAAAATAAACGAAGACTTTAATATTCCTGATGATTTAAAATTGAAAACTCCATATTTCAATACTTGGGAGAACCTGTCTTTTATAGGGGTAGAATCTTTAGGTAAATATACAAATTTAGAAAGTTGCGTTCGAGATTATTATAGGGAGTTATTTGAGGACAAGCCAGATTTATTAGTGATTGAGGGAGTTTCCCCTATCTTTAATTCGAGGGAAATGAGTATATTAAAAGAGGAATTTAAGGATTATGAAATGAGATGTATTTTCTTGAATATAGATTATGAGACCTGGCTAGATAATCGTAGTAAGCGGAAGAGAATAGTTGCCAATTATACTTATGGAGCTGTTCCGCCTTTTATGCTTCCCGAAGAATATAATGTAGAAAATGAAAAAATAAGACAATTGCTTCCTGACAATTATTTAGAGATAAATAGCTATCATCAATTTAATGCTCATATAACAGAAAGAAGTTATCAGGGAGAAGCCTTAAATGAGCCTAAGTGGGATAAATTTCATTTTGATTTGAATGAAATGAAAGGCAAGTCTATTTTAGATATATCCTGTAATTCTGGTTGGTATTTAAAAAAGTTTCAAGAAGCTGGGGCAGAAGTTTATGGAATAGATGCTGATTGGAGAATATTAGATGCTTGTTTAGACAGAGTTCCTCAGGCTAAGGTAAAGGTTTGTCGGGCGGAAAATTTAAACGAGTTTACGTTTGGTAAGAAGTTTGATTATGTATTATGTTCTTCTGCTTTTCATTATTATGTTAATAGAGAGCAAGTGTTAGAGAACATCTCTAAGTTAACAGATTATTTTGTTTTGGAATTGCCTCTTTTAGAAGAACCTGGGGATGATATACTTTATCAAGAGCAATATCATTACGCTATCCCTTCTAGAGATTTAATTTTTAAATGGCTTAATAAATATTTTAGTAAAGTAGAACAAATAGATATAACTGACTATAACGGAGTCTTAAGGCCTGTTCTAAAATCAATAAAATAATATGATGACCAGTTTTGCTTCTAACATAGCGACGATATTGAGTGTGATAGCGACGGTTAATCCGAATAAAACCCTTGATGTTGGTAGTGGTTTTGGGAAGTTTGGCTTATTAACTAGGGAACTATTACTTTCTATAAAGGCTGATAAAGAAGATATTTGTCCTAAGGATAATTTAACAATTGATTGTGCGGAAGAAGCTGAATATTTTTATAAACAGCCATATCATGATAAAATTTATAATAACCATTGGCACGAAGATGTCTTAAAAATGCCAATAGAGAAGATTAATGGTTATGATTTGATTCTTTTAATTGATGTAGCTGAGCATTGGGATAAAGATATCGCCCTTGATTGGCTTAAAAAAATAAATACCAACGTATTGATATCTACTCCTAAGCATGTTGTATTTTACGAAAAAGAATATTACAAGAGTCGTAAACATGTTTCTCAGTGGGCAGAAGAAGATTTTAGAAACTTAGGAGAGATTAATGATTATTCTACGAAGGATTCGTTTATATATTTAAAATTAAAAAAATGAAAGACTTTGCACAAGATTGGGAAGAAGTGGCTAAGACTGAAGACGCTCATAAAGCTATAGCGACGACTCATTATCAAAATGAGCAATACTATAACTTATCGGGGATAATTTCAATAGCGTCTTTAATGAGTTATATTATTAGATTTTATAAAGAATCTTGTGCGGAATTAACTATAGCCGAGATTGGTTGCGGAACTGGTCGGGAGACGAAGTATTTAGCTGATTGTTTTAAAAAAGTTTTTGCAATAGATGCTTCTCCTACCATGGTTGAAAAGGCAAAAACCAGAATATTAAAAGAGAATGTTGATTTTAAAGCAACAGACAGTGGAACTATTCCTTTAGAAGATGAATCGGTTGATATTGTTTATTCATTTATTGTATTTCAACATTGTAATTTTGATACTGTAAAAAACTATTTCAAAGAAGCTTATAGAGTTTTAAAGCCTGGCGGTAGATTTATGTTTCAATTAGGTTTAGGGGAAGATAAAGAACCTGCTAATTATGGAGATGTAGGAAAGCGTACCGAGGAAACTTTGATAAAAGATTTACAGTTAGAAGGTTTTGAAATTGAATCATTGGGAAAATCCCATTTTGATTTACATATTTGTATAAAAAGGTCGGGTAATTAAACGCCTACCCTAAAGGCGATAAAAAATAAAGGAGAAATATATGGCAGTAGCATTAACCATTGAGAATCTGACAAAGATTCAGAAGATATTAAAAAATGCCCAGAGAGCTTCTAGGGCGGTGATTTATTCCGCTAGTGGAGAAACCGAGCCAGAGGCTAATACGGGAACAATAGCTTCTATTCGTTCGGCGATATTGGCTTCCGCTGACACAACTGTGGCGGCTAAAGCAATTATTGATTTAGTAAGCGATTACGTCTTATAATTTTATGTTGGTGGTAAAAGACAAAAAATATCCTTCTAGAACTTATTGGGTAAGAGACCATTATGTTCAATTTCAAGATTATAAGGCTGACGTAAGTCCAGCGGATGCCGCTGAGCTTATAAAAAATGATGACTTTGAATTACTAGAAGAATATACTTGTAAATTTAATCAAAAGAACTGGTGTCCGCAGTATAAGAAATTATATTGGGATTCCAATGCGGACACCTTTTCTGGTTTTGGTTCGGTATCAATTGAGGCGGTAAAAGCTATTGCTAAAAGTGGAGTTGATGTATATTTTGGTGGTAATCAGTTTGATGAAAAGAGTTTTCCCGATAAAGAATTTGACAATTATCGAAAGACTACTGACCCCGATTGTATAGTTATACAATATAGACAGCCAGGGCAATTTAGAAAGAAGATGGCGCAGAGAGTATTTGGATATACTCCTTGGGAGACTACAAAAGTTCCGCTTTCTTGGGTTCCTAGGATGAATGAAATGGAAGCAATGTTTACAACTTGTGAGCAGAATAAAGAATGTTTTATAAATTCAGGTGTTAAAGTTCCAGTATATGTTTATCACCACGGGATTAATCCTGAAAAATATCCTTATATAGAAAGACCTAAAGATAATTGTTTTGCGTTTGGAACCTTAGGCAGGTTGTCGGTTAGGAAAGGAACGGATTTACTCATTAAAGCATTTAAAGAAGAGTTTAAGACGGAACAAGATGTAGCTTTAATTCTTAAATCAAGTGATGCGTTTATTCCTTTTGGGGAGATTATACAGAATGACGAACGAATTATAATCATAGGTGAAGTGTATAGTCATCAGCAGAAATTAGATTTACTTAAAAAGATGGACTGCTTTGTCTTTCCATCAAGAGGAGAAGGATTCGGACTTCCACCTTTAGAAGCGATGGCCACTGGACTTCCTTGTATAATGACTAATTGGTCAGGTCTTAAAGACTTCGGAGATAAAAAAGATACTTTGTTGTTAGATTACAAACTTGTCGATGCTGAGAATTTCACAAAGGATATTTACAAAGAAGATTGCGGGCAGTGGGCAGAACCAGACTTTGAAGATTTGAAAAGAAAGATGCGCTGGGCTTACGAGCATCGTTCTAAGTTGAAAGAAATGGGTAGACAAGCCTCAAAAAGAATTCATAAAGAATGGACTTGGGAAAAAGTGACAAATGATTTCATTGAAATACTTAATAAAATAGTTTAAAAAATATGGATAATTATAAATTAGTTGATATAACTAGTATGTCGATGTCAGAAGTAGAGACAGAATTGAATAATCAAGCTAAGTTGCTTTATTATTTTCACGACGTAGTTACTATTGGCTCGAATATATTTGCGATTTTTACACCCAAATCATTAAGTAGATAATAATATGATTACCAGGGATATCCAAATCACTTGGAATTCGGTAGTTGATGCTGTCAATTATCAGATATTTAGGAAAAAAATAGTGCCAACGGCAACTGATTTTATTTATGTTGCGACAGTAGCCGCTCCGACTACTAATTATGTATTTACTGGAAGTGATGAAGATGAAAGAGATGTTTACCAGGTTAAGGCGCTATTAGCTGGAGATGTTCTGTCTAGTGATTCGGAAGCAATTCAAACTATTCAATTTCCAGATAAAGCTAGTGGAATTTGGTCGGCGGGAAATATTACTCCCGACGGACAGCCGATGAATGTTCCCGTTGATGTTCCCTATCTGACTAAAGATGAATTTCTTAAACAGATGATTGCCAAGGGATTGGGTTATACAAAACAGCATCCAGATTATATAGACGGTTCTTTAGATGATTTACTGTTGCAGGCTTCGGCGATGGTTAATAGATATTGCGGAAGATATTTTCAAAAGATGACAATTGATGAAACCTTTCCTAATGTTACAATTCAGGTTCAAAATCCCAAACTTTGCGTTATTCCTTTAATGAATGGGCCAGTTCATAAGATAAACTCAGTTACAATTCAGGTTCTAAAATGGTTTATTACCTTCGACCTAGAATATTTAATTCCATTTTATTTACAGCGTTATTATCAGATTGTTCCAATGCTTTCTACTTCGGGGCAAGGTTCAGCTACTGGAACTCCTATTCCTTCGGTTATTCTGGAGCAATCTCAATTAGGAATTGTTTGGACTAATTATACTTGCGGTTATGATGTAATTCCTCAAGATATTAAATATGCCGTTGGATTAATAGCAGGAAAAATGATTGGGTTAGGAAGAAATAATCCCTTAGGGTTATCTTCGTTTAGAACGCAAACTACTAGTCTGACTTATGCCAAGAATAAAGAAGAAAACCCAATTGACGATGAAGTAGCTAAGGTGTTAAACAAATATAAATACATAACATTAAGAATGACTTAATTTTAATTATATGTTAGATAGAGCAAAAAACTTTTCTAAGGTAGAAGTATCGGGGGGATATGATGCCTCAGCTTTTACAATATCATTAAATACAGGAGATGGAGTTAAACTTCCTGTGGCACCGTTTAATATTACTTGGTGGAATAACACAGATTATGCTGACCCTAGCGATGACCCTTATGTTGAAATAGATAGAGTTACTAATGTTGCAGGTGACACGATAACTTTAGCAAACGATGGAGCAATTAGGACTCCTCAGGAAGGCACCTCTGCTACGGTAAAAAATCTTTCAGGAAAGATTTATAAGATGATTGCTGGTTTGACAGCTAAAACTATAAACACCCAGCTTTTAGAGGCAGAGAATACTTCTAAAATTACCGTAGGAACTACTCAACCCACTAGTCCAGCTGTTAATGATTTATGGTTTGATACAAACTAATATGTTGACAATTATAATACCATCTAAAAACGAACTATTTCTTAATAATACAATTAGGGATGTTTTAATAAATTCCAGAGGAGAGATAGAGGTTATCCCTGTCTTAGACGGTTATGAACCAGATGAATTAGTAAAAGACGACAGAGTTAGATATTTAAGATTAGAAAAGAATGAAGCATCTCAAAAACGGCAGGGAATTAATAAAGCCGTGGAGATGGCAAGGGGTGAATATATAATGTCATTAGATGCTCATTGCATGCTAGCCCCTGGATACGACTTACAGCTAATAAAAGACCACCAACCTAATTGGGTGCAGATTCCCCGCCGAAATCGCTTAGAGGCCGAGACATGGAGCTTACAACAGCAGGCAGATGACCGACCCCCGATTGATTATGAGTATATAATGTTTAATCCGCTTTTAAAAACAAAAAGCATGCACGGGTTTAAGTGGGATGTCCGAACAAACGAAAGGGCAGATATAATGTTAGATGATACAATGGAATTTCAAGGTAGCTGTTGGTTTATGACCAAGGAGTGGTTTAAGAAAAATGGATTTATGGATGTTAAATATCAGGGTTGGGGGCAGGAAGCCGAGGAGATAGGGCTTACTACTTGGAAAAATGGCGGTAGAGTTATTACTAATAAAAATACTTGGTATGCCCATTTACATAAAGGTCCGAAATGGGGAAGGATGTATCATTTAAGTAAAAGTGAAAACTTGAGGAGTTATGAATACGCTTATAAGTTTTGGCTGATTGATAATAAAGAATTTTTTATTAAGTTTATAGAAAAGTTTTGGCCAATTCCTGGATGGCCAGTTAATTGGAAAGAACTAATATGGAAGACATAACTATTCTTTATTATTCAGCAAATAACGGAGATGAAAAATTTGAAAAGGAAATTGTTAAAAATATTATCCAGAATAAAGGGGATTTGCCAGTCGTGTCAGTAACTCAAAAATCGATTGATTTAGGTAAGAATATTTGTGTAGGAATTCACGACGTTTGTTATGCAAACGAATTTCGACAAATTCAAATAGGTTTAAAGAACATTAAAACTAAATACGTCTTGACCGCTGAATCAGATTTCTTATATCCGCCTGAATATTTTAATTTTAGACCTGACGGTAAATCTGATTTGTATAGATACGCTAATGTGTGGGTTGTGTTTGCTAATAGACATAATCCTCGTTATCACTTTAAGGGAGTATCTGATGGAGCTCAATTGGTAGATAGAAAGCTATGGCTAGAAAAGATAACCGAAGCCTTAGGTGATGAAGAAGTTTGGTATAAAAAAGAAGATAAGCCACCGTTACAAAGGTTTGGAACTAATTATAGATATGTTTGGGCGGGAAAGCCTTGTATAACTTTTAAAACCATTTGGAATATAAATCAAGGAACACAATTAAGAAGTAATAGCAAGCCCACTAGAGATATAGCATATTGGGGGGAAATAAATAATTTAAAAAAACAAATGAATTTATGTTAAATACACCACGAAGTAGTTGGATGGCGACTCATATACCTTTATTGGTTAGAGTTTTTGATAAATCCGAAGGGGATGTTCTTGAGGTAGGAACGGGATATTTTTCCACTCTGCTTTTAAAATGGCTTTGCACGATGACAGGTAGAACTTTGTATTCTTACGAAAGCAAGGAATCTTGGTATAAACGAGCCAAGACTAAAAGTAATAATTTTCATAAAGTAATATTTTGTCCTGATTGGGATAAAGCTGATTTCTGTGACCGCCATTGGGGATTGGTATTTATAGACCATGGGCCAAACACACGACGGGTAGTGGAAATAGAAAGATTAGCCAATAAGGCTGATTATATAGTTATTCACGATACTCAACCTAATTCAAAAAATCCTGACTTGCCGACGGATTATCATTATGAAAAGATATGGCCGTTATTCAAGTATCGATTTGACTACAAAAAGATTCTTCCTTGGACTTCCGTGGTGAGTAATTTTAAAGATTTAAGCGATATTGAATAAAATGAAATTATCAATAATTATAAGTGTCTATAATAGCCACGAAATAGTAAGAAGGCAATTAGAGTATTTTAAAAAACTTAACTTACAAGACACCGAAGTTATAATTGTTGATGATGGCAGTAATCCCCCGATTGAAGGGGCTAGTTATCAGACCAATAACAAACTTGCCTGGACTCAGGGATTGGGGAGAAATTTAGGGGCAAGTAAAGCTAAGGGAGAATATTTATTTTTTACTGACATTGACCACATACTGTCTAAGGAAGCGATAGAAGATGCCTTGAAATTTACTGGTAATAAGATGATATTTCGCAGACAAATAGGAGTTCTCTTAGAAGACGGTTCGTTGACTCAAGACCCTGAGATTCTAAAAGATTGGGGATGGAAAGGAGATAAGCTGGATGCTAGTGTTCACGGAAATACATTTGTTATTAAAAAAGAAGTGTTTGATGAATTAGGTGGTTATAAACCAAAGACGTGTCTAAATGGATTCCACCCCGCTTCAAGACACGGAGAAGATTGTTATTTTAACACGAAGTGGAATCATAAGTTTACTGGCACTATGCCAGCAGTGGGGCGAGATATTTATATGTTTCCGATTGGTAGATTTCATAAGGATGGAAACTTAAATCCGAAGGGATTATTTCATAATTTAAGTCAAATTAATCAATCTAAATTTTATAAAGTATGAAAGTAGCAATCTTGGGCTATGGGTGGGTGGGAAAATCAATGAAACAATTATTTCCTAAAGCCTTAGTTTACGACCCATTTTTAAAAGAAACTGAACCAAATTTACCTGAAGGTCTTACTTCCCATAAGGAAGAAATAAATGAGTGTGACATTGCCTTTATTTGCGTTCCTACTCCTTGTCCTAATGAGGGAAAGTTAGATACTTCGATTGTAGAAGAATGTGTCTCTTGGTGCGAGTGTCCAATTTTAGTTATTCGTTCAACAGTTAATCCTGGAGATTGCGACAATTGGACAATGAGATATAATAAAAAGTTAGTAATGCAACCAGAATATCTTGGTGAGACTCCTAGTCATCCTTTGTTGGATGCTAAGGCTAGACCTTTTATAATTATAGGCGGGCAACCTGATGCTCGAAGAAAAGTAATTGAATGTTATCAGGAAGTTTATAACGCTAATGTTACTATAAGACAGGTTACTAATTTAGAAGCAGAGATTATTAAACTATCAGAAAATCGAGCTATTGCATTTAAGGTGGCTCAGTGTCAAGAACTTTATGATGTTTGTGCTTGTTCTGGAGTAGATTATTATACGATTCGTGATGCGGTTTACGAAGACGACCCCCGATTTAATCTTTGGTGGACATTCATTTATCCGGAAAAGAGAGGTTTTCAATCAAAGTGTATTCCTAAAGATATTTATGCTTGGTGTGCTTGGGCAGAGAGTTTGGGTTATAATCCCGTAATAACTAAATCAATTTTAGAAAGAAACAAAATATGGCTGAGCTTAGCATACTAATACCTGCTAGAAACGAAGAATATCTCGGAAGAACTATACAGGATTTACTTTCTAATATTGAAGGAGATACTGAAATTATTGTAGTTTTAGACGGATACATACCTGACCCTCAGATTATTACTAATGATAATAGAGTTAAGTTCCTTTATAATGAAAAATCTATCGGGCAGAGAGCGGCCACTAATCAGGCTTGTAGGTTATCAGAGGCAAAATACGTAATGAAGGTTGATGCTCATTGCGCTTTTGATAAAGGCTTTGATGTCAAAATGATGGCGGATATGCAGGACAATTGGACTATGGTGCCTGTTATGCGTAATCTTCACGTTTTTAATTGGGTTTGTCCTGACGGGCATAAGAGATATATGAGTCCTTCAGGAGTTTGCAGAGAATGCGGAAAACCTACCCATAAGGAAATTGTTTGGGTTCCTAAGACTAATCCGCAAAGCGTTTCATATTGTTTTGATGAAGAACCTCATTTTCAATATTTCAATGAGTTTAAGCATCGCCCCGAAGGTAAAGGTGAGTTAACGGAAAGTATGTCTATTCAGGGTTCTTGCTTTATGGTTACTAGAGAAAAGTATTGGGAGTTGAATATTTGTGATGAAACACTGGGAAGTTGGGGAAGCCAGGGAATTGAAGTGGCTTGTAAAACTTGGTTATCGGGTGGGCGAATAATAGTTAACCGTAAAACTTGGTATGCTCATTTATTCAGAACTCAAGGTAAGGATTTTGGATTTCCTTATGAAAACCCAGACAGTAGAATTGAAAATGCCAAAAAGAAAGTGAGAGAATTATTTTTTGAAAATAAATGGGAAAAACAGATTTATCCTTTATCCTGGTTAATTGAGAAGTTTTGGCCAGTTCGAGGTTGGAGCGAGGAAACTAGACAAAAGATAAAAGATTGTCCGTTTAATCGTCCGACTCGTGGAATCATTTATTATTCCGATAATAAATTAAAATGGTCTATTGCTAAGACTTGTCGTAAGTATATACAAAATAGCGGATTACCGATAGTTAGTTGCACTTTGAAACCTTCGAATATCGGGAAAAATATTGTCTTTAAAGAAGAAAGAAGTTATAAGACGATGTTTAAACAGATTTTAATCGCCCTAGAAGCGAGTACTGCGGATATTATTTACTTCTGCGAACACGATGTTTTATATCATCCGTCACATTTTGAGTTTATACCTAAGGATAAAGAGACTTGGTATTACAATGGAAATTATTGGATGGTGAGACCAGACGGATTTGCTATTCATTACGATGTTAGTCCTTTGTCAGGTTTGGTAGTTTATCGAGAAAGTGCTATTAAACACTTTAAAGAAAGGTTAAAAATGATAGAAGAAAAAGGCTTTGGTTATTATATGGGGTTTGAGCCCTTTACACACAGGCGGATTAAATGGAATTATTGGTGTTCGTTTGAAATATTTATGTCTAAGTTTCCTAATATAGATATTACTCACGAAGGAAATTTGACTAAGAAGCGTTGGAAAAAAAGTGCGTTTATAAGACAACCTAAATTTTGGGAGGAATCAACAGTCGACAAGATTCCTGGTTGGGATAATTTAAGAAGTTTAATTAGATAAAAATGGCATGGGGAACATTTAACATAAGTGGTTCAAGTTACGTTAGAAATTTATCTTTGGGTTCTACTGAACCATACGGCGGTTGTTTAAGTAACGATGGTTATCATCTTTATTTTTGTAAACAAGCAGATGATACAGTTACACAGTGGGATTTATCTACCGCTTGGGACATTTCGACTAACTCTGACCCTAGTAAATACCTTGAACTTTTTGATGATATGCAGAATCCATTGGGAATATTTTTTAATTCCGATGGAACAAAACTATATATTATAAATAGTTCTAGTGATAAAGTTTTTCAGTACACATTGTCAACCGCTTGGGATATATCTACTGCTTCCTATGCTAGCAAGTCATTTCTTTTTAATTCGCAGACTAGTAACCCTCAATCATTTTTTATAAAGGCAGATGGTAGTAAGATGTATATTGTTGATACTGCCAAATATATTTATCAGTACACTTTATCAACTCCTTGGGATGTTTCGACTGCTTCCTATGATAGTAAATCATATCTTGCTTCAAGTGTGTCTGGTTCAATGGGCGGTATTTATTTTAAGGATGACGGAACTAAGATGTATTTGGCTAGTGCCGGCTCCGACGCTAATGGTTCTGTTTTTCAATTTTCTTTATCAACTCCTTGGGATGTTTCGACTGCTTCCTATGATAGTAATTCATTTGTTATTAGCAACCATTTATACAGTGCAGTGAGTATATCTTTTAAACCAGATGATGGAACCAAATATTATGTGTTTGGTCGTGCAGACAAAAGTTGCGCACAATATACCGCTTATATTCCGCAAAGTAGTTCAGTTTCTCCTTCTCTAAGTCCTAGTTCTAGTAAGTCTCCCAGTAATTCCCCCTCAGAATCGCCTTCTCTATCGCCTAGTTCTAGCGAATCGCCTTCTCTATCGCCTTCAAGTTCCGAGAGTCCTTCTCAGTCGCCGTCCTTAAGTCCCAGTAGTTCTCAATCGCCTTCTCAATCTTCATCAATTAGTCCTTCCTTGAGTCCTTCTTCGTCTGTTTCACCGTCTCTTAGTCCTAGTATATCTCCCAGTTCTTCAGTTAGTCCATCATTAAGTCCTTCTAGTTCTCAATCCCCCTCGGTTAGTCCTAGCAGTTCTAATTCCCCGTCTAGGTCGCCATCGATGAGTCCGTCTTTGAGTCCGTCAAGTTCGAATTCTCCGAGCAGAAGTCCATCAAATTCACCTTCACAAAGTCCTTCACGTAGTCCTAGCTTGAGCCCTAGTAGCAGTAAATCTCCTTCTAGAAGCCCATCTAACAGTCCGTCAAAGTCTCCGTCAAGTTCAATCAGTCCTTCCCGTTCACCTTCGAACTCACCTTCTAAAAGTCCTTCTTCTAGTATAAGTCCTTCTCGTAGTCCGTCTAACTCCCCTTCGTTAAGTCCTTCTTCTAGCCAATCTCCATCACAATCGCCTTCTCGTTCTCCGTCTCTATCACCTTCTTCTAGTATTAGTCCTTCTCAGAGTCCTTCTCAATCTCCTTCTTTAAGTCCAAGTAGCTCAGTCAGTCCGTCTGAATCTCCATCGGAGTCGCCGTCTCTTTCGCCTAGTTCGTCAGAAAGTCCTAGTGAATCCCCTTCATCTAGTGAGTCTCCTTCCGAGAGTCCTTCCGAGAGTCCTTCGCTTTCACCTAGCAGTTCCGAATCTCCATCCTTGTCTCCGAGTAGTTCGGAGTCTCCCAGCGAATCTCCTTCTGAGTCTCCTTCTGAATCCCCGTCTTCGAGTGAGAGTCCGTCAATTAGTCCTTCAAGTTCTGAAAGTTCTTCCGAAAGTCCTTCACTCAGCCCTAGCTCTAGTATAAGCCCTAGTATCAGTCCTTCCAGTTCTGAAAGCCCTAGCGAATCACCGTCTGAAAGTCCTAGCTTAAGTCCTTCTTCGTCAGAATCCCCATCGGAAAGTCCTTCGGAATCACCTAGTATAAGCCCTTCTTCTAGCGAAAGCCCTTCTTTATCGCCATCAAGTTCAGAATCGCCTTCCCTAAGTCCTAGTTCTAGTGAGAGCCCAAGTTTAAGCCCTAGTAGCAGTAAATCTCCTTCTCCCAGTAGTTCCGAATCGCCTAGTCAATCACCCAGCTTGAGCCCTAGTTCTAGCGAATCGCCTTCGGAGTCATCGTCTGAATCACCGTCAGAAAGTCCTTCCAGTTCCGAATCCCCCTCGATTTCTCCATCTTCAAGTGAATCTCCTAGTAGGAGTCCATCTTCTAGTGAAAGCCCTAGTGAGAGTCCGTCTATTTCGCCTAGTAGTTCTGAAAGTCCATCTCTTTCACCTAGTAGCTCTGAATCTCCAAGTGAATCACCGTCTTTGTCACCTTCGTCTTCAGAGTCTCCATCCATAAGTCCTTCTTCATCAGAAAGTCCTTCCTTTAGCCCCTCTTCATCGGAATCGCCAAGTATCAGTCCATCTAGTTCTGAAAGTCCTTCGCTATCTCCCAGTAGTTCAGAAAGTCCTAGCATTAGTCCTTCTTCTAGTGAGTCGCCCTCTTTGTCACCCTCAAGTTCTGAAAGTCCTTCGGAATCGCCGTCAGAGTCGCCGTCAGTTTCTCCTTCTTCATCTGAAAGCCCTAGCGAAAGTTCTTCTAATTCTCCTTCCTTATCTCCTTCTAGCAGTGAATCACCTTCGGAAAGTCCGTCAGAATCACCTTCAGTTAGTCCTAGCAGTTCAATTTCTTCATCTATAAGCCCTAGTTCATCGGAAAGTCCTTCCTTATCGCCTTCTAGTTCTATATCGCCTTCATCTAGTGAATCTCCATCCTTAAGTCCTAGTAGTTCAATTTCTCCTTCGTTAAGCCCAAGCAGTTCTGAATCTCCAAGTAAATCACCTTCTTCTTCAGAATCACCCTCTTTGTCGCCTAGTTCTTCGTTAAGTCCTTCCTCCAGTGAAAGCCCTTCTCTTAGTCCAAGCAGTTCTGAATCGTCTAGTATCTCACCCTCTAGTTCGATATCACCTAGTTCTAGCAAATCCCCTTCTCTTAGCCCTAGTTCTTCTGAATCACCTTCTGAATCACCATCCTTATCGCCGTCTAGTTCTGAGTCGCCGTCTTTATCGCCGTCTAGTTCTGAGTCGCCTTCTCTGTCTCCATCAGCTTCTATTAGTCCTTCCATTCCTGTTTCCAAGTTAAAGTATTGGAATGGACATAATTGGATAGAAAAGAATTTAAAGGTTTGGGATGGAACAACTTGGAAAATGAAACTGTTATTATATTGGGATGGAACAATGTGGACATATTAAATATATAGTTCTTTGAAAGTCGGGGGGAAGCAAGATTGAAAGAGCAATAGGCAATATGCCTGAGTCTTTGTCTTCCCCCTTCTTTCTCGCTTATTAATTAATTAAAATTTTATGGAAACACTAAAAACAATTCTAAAATGGTTAAGCGGTAAGAAAAGTATTATAGCTGGTATTATCACGACGACATCAGCGTATTTAGCATCACAAGCGGTTATTTCTGTTGATTTAGCTACTTATATTAATGCTATTTCATTATTGTTATTTGGTGCGGCAAGTATTGCGACTGGTAAATTAGTTTATAATAATGAAGTAAAATAGTATGAAATTAGCAGAATGGCTAAGTGTAATATTGTCTGGTTGCACGTTAGTGACGATAATTATAATGTTTTATCGCACTTTTCGTGACCCAGATATCAAAGCTGACAAGGATATTGATTTATTGAAACAAGGTTGCCAACTAAGACATGTTGGGATAGATAAGGATATTAAAGGAATAAATGAGTCTATTTCTTCTATACAAAGGTCGTTTACTTTACTTCAAGAAAATGATTTAAAGCACATTGAAATGAGAATGAATGATATGGAAAAGGGAATGGTCGAGATAAAAACAATGTTAAATGAACGGTTACCTAAAAAAAATGTTTAAAAGATTTTTAGATTTTATTTATTATTTATTTGTTTTCATAGTTATAACAATAATTATCATTGGCTTTTTTGGGTGCTTCGCCTTAACTGGTAAAATATTAGCTGATATAATCGTTTATATATGGTATTAGGTGCAATACAAAAACCAAGAACGCCGTTCTCTTATGAATATCAGGGAATGTCAGACATTCAAGAAGAAGAGTTATTTGAGAATGGTTGTATAGCCTTCTTGCCAGAAGAAGAAGAGCAGATATCAATATTTTTTGATATTTACGGATGTGTATCATTTTCTTTTAATAACCCCATAGAAACGCTTATTGCCAGAAAGGTTGAATTAGGAAAATTTAGCAAGGATAATATTAAATGGTTGAAGAAGAATTTTTATGAAAATGATAAGCCAAACATTTCCGACCGAGACTTAGTTGTTATATCGGGTACTGACCCAGACCGTGGTAATGATGGTTGGTCGGTATTTATAACTGCTAGAAATAAGGGATTGGTGCCGGAAAAGATTGCGCCATTTGATTTGAGAAATAGAGATTATTCAGTTAATAATAAACTAAATTATTACAGTTATAAGCGTAGTAAAAAAGCACAAGAAATAGCCGATGAATTTAAAAAGAGATTTGAGATTAAAGCGGAATGGGTTAATCGTGAACACTGGGAAGAAGCGAGTAAAAAGGGATGTTTACAAGTTTATACAAAAGCGTGGTTTAAACGAAAAGAAAAATACTATAATCCCGATGGAACATTTGGTCATGCAATTCAACTTGCTCAATTTAGTGAATTAAAAATATTTGATAGTTATAATCCATTTATTAAACAGATGGAAAAAATAGAAGATTTTTATCCGTTAGCTTTAAAAATTAATATATTTGATAAATCTATGGAAAAGCCAAAATTAGAAAACAACTCTTTAGTGCTTATGGTTACTGGGCCAGGAGATGTTTGTTT